AGAGAAAGTTTCCTGGTGCGGGTAAGCAAATGGTTGAGGGTTATGATAAACTTCTCAAAGAAGATTTCTTTGGTGTCAGAGGAATGAATCTGAATGAATTGAAACTGATTGACAGAATCAATCTTTACACAAAATGTGGAACAGCCCTTGACATTGAATTTTCTGCAGAAGAACGTGAATATGTTGAAATGGTTGAAAGAACTGAAACATTTGCTGAGGTTCTTGATGTTGTTGAAAAACTTTGGAACTATGCAAAAGATCATGAATCTGACACTGATCAACATGAAGATTTTGAAGATTCATTTAGTAACCAATATGGTGATGAAAGTAATGATCCTTCTGAAAGATTAGAAGGTAATGATGATTCAATGGAAATGAATTCAGATGACAATGGTGAGTCTCCTGATAGTAACAATCCTTCATGTGAAGGTGAAGAAGAAAATGAATCAGATAAAACACAAGACGGGCCTGGTCAAAAAAATGATGGTGAATCATCTGAAAATAATTCTTCATCAAATAATATTCAAGATGAATCTGACGAAGAAAAAAATGAAGGTAAAGATTCTGAACAAATTCAAACTGGACCTAAAGGTGGATTTGGTACACCTGATCGTGGTATAACTGATGCAAGTAAAGTTGAACCTTTTTCATATACTGATCAAGAATGGGAAAGTAATCAAGGTGATTTACTTGCGGAGTCTGCAAATTCTCCTGACTATCTTTATTTAAATGAGCCTGATTTTAATCTTAATCAATATATTGTTGATTATAAAGAAATGATTACACATATTGAAGAACAGACTTCAACAGATCATGGTATATATAATGGAAAAGATACAGATGGCTGGGGTGCTTCTGGTGAAGCATCTAGATTGTTGAATGATCTATGGAAAAATTTTAGAACTAAACATTCTAAAGTCATTAACTATCTTGCTAAAGAATTTGAAATGAAGAAAGCGGCAGGACAACATGCCCGTGCAATGACAGCAAAAACTGGAATCATTGATTCTGGAAATCTTTTCAAGTATCGCTATAGTGAAGATATTTTCAAAAAAATGACTGTTCTTCCAGATGGTAAAAATCATGGACTTTTACTTTTCATTGATTGGTCTGGATCAATGTCTAATTGTATTTCTGAAACTGTAGAACAATGTTTAGTTCTTGCTGCATTTTGTGAAAAAGTTCAAATCTCATTTGAGGTTTATATGTTTTCAGATGCTTATGGTCGACGAAACAGACAACATACAAATATTAATTATAGAGAAGATTATAATTCTGAAAAGTATATTAAAGAAAGAATTACAAATCCAAAGAGGGGTGATATTTTTCCTGGTGACTTTCATCTCTTAAACATTCTTTCAAGTAGAATGAATAAAAGAGAATTCCAGAAAGGTGCAAAATATTTTCTTGGACTTGGAAATTCAATTGGAAATAGATATGGTTGGGGAGCATTTGGTCCACAATTAAAATGTCCACATTCTTTTGGTCTCGGTGGTACTCCACTTGATGATTCAATTATTCTTACTCCATCAATTGTTTCCGAGTTTAAAAAATCAACTGGTGCAGAAATTGTTAATGCGGTTTATCTTACTGATGGTGAATCAAGAACTTCACACGCAATGATTGATTTTGGTGACAAATGGGTTGATACTGGTGATCAATATAGAGACTCAAGATTAAATCAGAACTATGGAAATTATTTTGTAAATGGTTATCATCCTATTGCTGCTAGAAGAAGATACAGTTATGGTGGAAATCACAGAGCATTTATCAAATGTAGAAATGGAAAAACTTTTGATCTTGGTGCATCTCAAACTGAAGATCTTCTGAAATATGTCAAAGCATCAACTGGTATAAATGTCCTTGGAATTTTCTTGGCACCTCGCAGATGGTGGAAACAACGTGGATTCTGGGATTTTGATAATAATGATTGGCAGAAATATTCTGAATCATTCAAGAAAGGTTCTGTTGGAGTTGAAAATGCTCATGGATATGATGAAAGATATTTCATCAATATTGATAAGATGCGCGGACTTGAAGATACTAACCTAGACGGACTTGCTGAAGATGCGACCAAGGGTCAAATCAAGACTGCGTTCAAGAAGATGGTCGGTAACAGACTTTCCAACCGAGTCATTCTCAATTCAATGATTGATAAGATTGCGGCATAAAAAACTTGACATTGACGTTTCCCTGTGGTATCCTGTATATACAATGATTGATCAACCTTCATCCAATGAAATATGATGACTAAATTCAAAGACTATCAAATTGATTTTTTCAACAAAGCTCAAGAGCGATTTGGTCGCTCCATCATTTCAAAAACAGAAGCTTTAGAGTTAGCAAGTGAAATGGGTCGCAAGACTGCGACTTGGTTTGTCAATCCAAAGTTTCGTGTTGCTAGGAATCAATTTCAGATTCCTGCATTTGATGCACCACAAATGGTTGCTCAAGTTGTACCTATTAAACCTGAAATTAAAGTTGATGAACCTATGGTTAAACCAGTTCATGTAGATACAACCCCTGTATATGTTCCTTCAAAAGATCCAAACTATGTCAAGTTTGGTTTCTATAAAAACCTTGCTAGAATTGTCAAGTCTGGACAATTTTATCCTGTGTGGATTCAAGGACTTTCTGGTAATGGTAAAACCATGATGGTTGAGCAAGTTGCTGCAGAACTGAAAAGAGAACTTTTCAGAATTAATATTACTGCTGAAACTGACGAAGATGATCTGTTAGGTCATTACACTTTAGTTGATGGTCAAACCATTTGGGAAGATGGTCCAGTTGTAAAAGCTATGGAGCGTGGTGCACTTCTTCTTTTAGATGAGATTGATTATGCAACTATGAAAATTGCATGTTTACAACCTGTACTTGAAGGTAAAGGTGTTTACTTGAAAAAAGTAAATCGTTGGGTTGAACCTAGTCATGGTTTTAATGTTGTAGCAACTGCTAATACTAAAGGTAAAGGTAGTGAAGATGGTAGATTCATTGGTACAAATATTATGAATGAAGCTTTCCTTGAAAGATTTCCAATTACCATTGAACAAGAATATCCTTCTGTTGCGGTTGAAAAAAATATTGTTACAAAGCTCTTGGACTCACTTGGATGTCCAGATCCAGACTTTGCAGCAAAACTTGTTTCATGGTCTGATATTATTCGCAAAACTTTTTATGATGGTGGCGTGGATGAAATTATTGCTACAAGACGCTTGGCTCATATTTGTAAAGCGTATTCTATCTTTGGTGATAGGCTTCAAGCAATTGAATTGTGTATCAATAGGTTTGATGAAGAAACTAAAACTTCATTCAAAGATCTGTATACTAAAGTTGATGCAGATGTTAATGGAAAACCTGAAGAAGTGAAACAAGAAGAACCTGAATTGACAGAAGATTCTGATCTCACTCCATTCTAATAAATAGAGTGATGGGTATTTCCCCATCACTTTTTTAATGCTCTCGTGAAGGTAAGCCTATGGAAATAAAAATTGAAGTTGAAAAACTTAGAGAAAAAACAGTATTTGTTGCCTCTCCAATGTATGGTGGAATGTGTTCTGGAATGTATACACGTTCTGCTATTGATCTTGCTACACTTGGTAGTAGATATCAAATGAATATTAAATTCTTTTATCTGTTTAATGAGTCTCTTATCACTAGAGCAAGAAATTATCTTGTTGATGAATTTTTAAGAGCAACAGATTATGATTATTTAATGTTTATAGATTCAGATATAACATTTAACCCTGAAGATGTTATATCTCTTGCTGCATTATGTGATCCAGAAAAACACCCTATTATTGGTGGTCCTTATCCTAAGAAAACTATCGCTTGGGAAAAAGTTAGAAATGCAGTTGATGCAGGATTAGGAGATGAAAATCCACAATCACTTGAAAGATTTACAGGAGATTTTGTTTTTAATCCTGTATATACAAATAAAGGTCAAATTTCTTTAAGTGAACCAGTTGAGGTTTTGGAAACAGGAACTGGATTTATGATGATTCATAGATCTGTATTTGAAAAATTTAAAGAAACATATCCAAAGTATACATATAAACCTGATCATAACAGAACAGAACATTTTAAGGGTGATAGATATATTCATGCATATTTTGATACTATTATTGATAATGATGTCTGGATGGGTGATGGAGTTTCTAATAAAACAGATCGATATCTTTCTGAAGATTATATGTTTTGTCAAATGGTTAGAAAAATGGGACTAAGTGTTTGGTTTTGTCCTTGGATGAAAGTTCAGCATGTTGGTCATTATGTTTTTTCCGGTAACATGAGTGACCTTGGAAAATTACAATATGCTGCTCATGGCATGGATAATAAAACAAGACCACATTTGGAACAAAGAAAAAAACAACTAGGAAAAAAAGAATCCAGATTAAAGGATAAAACAACATTAAGTAAATCATGAAATATAATGAGAAAGAAGTTCTTAAAATTTTAGAAGATTATATAAACTCTACTTATTCTGCACATTATGTTAGTGAAAAAAATGCAGAAGATTTTCAAATACAAGATTTGTTTTCACATATTGGAATTGCGGAAGAATTTTGTCGTGGTGCGGCATTAAAATATCTTGTTCGATTTGGAAAAAAAGAAGGGAAGAATAAAAAGGATCTTTTAAAGACATTACATTATGTAGTACTGATGTATTACTATGCGTTTATGCAACAAGAAGAAAAAAACTTGACAAATGATGAATTCAATGATAGAATATTATCTAATGATTAATAATTTAAATAGGATGCAATATGGAATTATCTAAAGAAACACAAGACATTCTCAAAAATTTTTCAGAGATCAATCAGTCTTTAGCATTTAAAGAAGGAAAGGTTTTGAAAACAGTATCACCTCAAAAAAATATTTTAGCGAGAGCTGAAGTAACTGAACATTTTCCACAAGATTTTGCAGTTTATGAACTGAACAAATTTCTTGGAACATTATCTATGTTCAATAAACCAACATTTGAGTTTAATGGTAATCATGTAAAAATGATTGAAGGTAAGAAAAGAGTAAAATATATTTATGCTGATCCAAGCATGTTTGTTGCTCCACCAGAAAAAGATATTGAATTTCCAGATCCAGAAATCCAATTTAATTTGACACAAGCTGATCTTGATTCTTTATTAAGAGCATCAGCAGTTCTTCATCTTCCAGAAATTGGAGTTGTTGGTAATGGATCTAAAATGGAATTGACTGTGATGGATGTTAATAATTCATCTACTGATGAAGTTGGAATTGAGGTTGGAGATACAGATAAAAATTTTCAAGTTGTTTTTAAACATGAAAATTTAAAACTAATGAGGGATGATTATGATGTAAAAATTTCATCAAGAGGAATTGCACATTTTAAATCTATTGGTATTGGTGTAGAATATTGGATAGCTACAGAATCATCTTCTAAATTTTAAAATGAAATGGCACAGACCACCTAAAGAAAGGATAATAAAATTGCCTATGTGGATTGTAGTTTTTAAAAGAAAAGGTAGAAATATAATTCTTACTAAGAAATGTAGTTCAAGAAAAGAAGCTAACGCTGAAAAAAAAATAATTGAGGAATCTGACAATTTAGAATTTGTTGAAATCAAACAACAGAAAGTTTTAAAACCTAAAAAGAAAAAATGAACAAAGACATCCTTTGGGTAGAAAAGTATAGACCACAAACAATTCAAGATTGTATCCTTCCAAATACTATTAAAGATTCTCTACAAGAATTTGTAGACAAAAATCATGTTCCAAATCTTTTACTTTCTGGCGGAGCAGGTATTGGTAAGACTACATCTGCGGTTGCACTTTGTAAAGAAACTAATTCAGATTACATCATTATAAATG